GCCACCGCGAAGCCGTCCTTGTTGCGGCCGATCCATTTGGCTTTCGTCATGACGGCACGACGCAGGGCTCCGGTAGACCGCTTCTGGCCCTTGGCCTTGCGGCCGCGTTTTGTGTTTGTTGGAGGCGTGTTCTTGCGGAGGAGTTGTGGACCCTTGGCCTGGTTGACGGACTTCCGCATGGACGAGACGAGGTACTTCTTCCCGAGGTACGAAGGCAGACGCCTGTAGTCCTCGGCAAGGTCAGCGTACTCGCCGAGCAGTTTGTCCCAGTTGACGGAGATCACGACGCCTGTTCCTCCACGGAGAGCTCGAGGTCCTCGCGGTTCCCCTGCTCGACGATCGCCGAGATGTAGAGCAGTCGGTCACTCCGCGATATCCACCGGAGCCGCATCTCGCCGGTGATGTCGTCGCGATAGCGCGTGTAGACCGTGGCCGAGAGGCCGCCGCCGATCTGGCCGCGGCGGGCCTGCTCGGAGTAGGAGATCGCCTCGTAGGAACCGTAGACGCGGCAGACCTCCGACCAGGTCTCCACCGTGCCGCCGGCCGCGTTCCGCGTCCGCGTCGGGGCCTCGACGGCAAATACCTCTCGGTACGCTCCGGCGGCGCGTCGGGCCATTACCAGCCCCCGTTCCAGCTCGAGGCGGCGAGGAGCGTCTCGAACCCCTGCGGCAGTTCGGCCGTCGGGCCGTCCGCCAGGATCCCGCGGTTCTCGAACGCGTGGGCGACGTACATCAGGAGGGCCGACTTAAGCGTCGGCTCGATCTCCGCCCCCGGGGCGACGCCGGCCCAGTAGATCGCGACGACCTTTCCGTTCGGCTGGCTGTCGAAGTTGACGGTCGCCGGCCGGGAGTAGGAGTCGACCTCGTAGTCGTTGGCGTCGACCTCCTCGCCGTCGACCGTGATCTCGAGCGGGTGGTCCTCGTCGAGGAGGAGCGGCGGGTTCGGCAGGTCGAGGACCGCCGGGGCGGTCTTCCAGGCGGCGCGGTACTGGGTGGCGACGAGCGCCATCCCGAGCCGCTTCTCGATCAGCCGCCGGCCGGTGGCGATCGCCCGCAGGAGGAAGGCGTCGAACTCGATCTGGTCGTCCATCAAGCCGACTTGCTGGCGGGCTTCCCGAAGGCTGACGGGGTCGACCACCGGGCCTCCGAGGAGCGTAATCGTGTCCGGAAGCATTTATCGTGTCTCCACGTTGGAACGGGCCTCGACCGCACGCTCGGCACCGTCGGCCGCGAGAAACGTCCGCTGCGGTTCTGGAATCGCGATCCCCGAGGCCTCAAGCGTTTTGGCAAGGTCGGGCGTCGCGCGGATGACCTGGCCGGGCCGATAGCCGCGATAGGCCTTGAGCAGTCGCAGCGGCTCGAGGTGGTTATCTGCCACGGTGCCTCCGTATACGCTGACGGCCGGAGCCGGCATCCTTGCCAGCCCCGGCCGCCATCTTGTCGGGGTCTCCTGCTGAGTCAACGTCAGTCGATGATCAGCTTCGAGACGAACTGCGGGGCGTGGTTGGCGATGCCGATCCGCTGCTTGCCGACGAACAGCACCTGATCGTTCACCGCCCGCACTTCGCGGAGGGCGTCGATCCGGAGGCCGCTCGCCTTCACCGCCACCGCCGTCGCCATCGAGAAGTCACCGTAGAGGGCGAGCGTCCCGGAGGGCAGGGCGTTGGTCACGTAGACCGGACGGCCGTAGACCGTCGGCTGCATGGCGTCGGACAGCATCACGGAGCCGGTCGCGGCATGGGCCGCGAGCAGGGCACCGAACCCGGCGGGCGACACCACCCACGAGGTGTTCATCGCGAGGGGGTCGACCTGACCGACCATCGTCGCCAGCTCGGCGGCCGTGGTCTCGCCGGCCGAGGCAACCGGGACGCTGTTCGTCACGGTGCCGACGAGGCCGGTGATGTCGGCCGTCTCGTCTCCCTGCAGCCAGGCCGTGTCGATCCGCGTCGCGAACCCGTTGCCCATGGCACCGGAGATCACCGACGCGAGGTCGAGCGGGCTGTCTTCGATGAGGTCGTTCGACACCGCGAGGAGCGACCGGATCCCGAAGACGCTCACATCCACACCGGCGGTGTCGATGTCGGTCAGGTTACCCTGTGCCGCTTCCGTGTAGAAAGCTGCGGCGGCGTCGCTCACCTTCGGAAGGGTGATCTTCTTCGCGACCGTGTTCACCACCAGGGCGACGCGGGCACCGACCGACTGCCGCGAGAGGACATTGATCACTGAGCCGTAGAGCTCCGAGGGAGCCGCCAGCTCTGCGCCCTGCTCGTCGTACGTCGGGGTCGTTTCGCCCCACGCGCGTTGTTCGCCACGGGCCAGCGACCGGAGGTACTCGCCAGCGACGCGGGCCTCGTCGGCCGTTTCAAAATGCTTCGGAGCCGGGCCGCGGACGTGGATCGCCGGGGCCTTCCGGACGGCCTTCGCGTCCGAGTCGTTCCCGCGAACCGACCGCAGCGACTCGATCCGGGCGTCCAGATCACGCTCCCGCTTCGCCTCGGTGGCGATCTCGTCGGCGCGCTTCTCGGCGGCCGCGAGACGCTCCTCGACGCCCTTCGCCTCGGTCTCGTCGGCCGGGGTCACGGAGCGGAGGGTCTCGATCTCGGCCGCGACGGCGACCGACTCGTCCTGGAGCTGGCGGAGCTTGGGGCTGGGCATGGTTCGTGTTCCTGTTGTTCGAGTGTGAAACCGACACCCAAACTAAGGACGAACCGTCGCGGAGAATTTCGGGCGTGTCCTAACGTAGGACGAAAGTCAGTTCCGCGGCGGGCACGTTCCAGAAGGGCAGGCCTTCGCCCGCTCTGCTTCGCACCGCTTGCACTTGCACGCGCAGCGTTGCTCGATCCGTCCGTCGGGCTTCCAGATGCCGCGGACGCAGGTCGCGCCGCAGTCGCACGCGGCCGGCGTCGGGGCCGGGGGCGGCGGCGCGTCGGGCAGCATCGACGCCCGCGCGGCCGCGACCGCGGCGGCGGCCCTCGGGTGCTCGAGGTCGATCGCGGCCGGGTCGGCCGACAGCCAGACGAGCCAGGCGATCAGGGCGTTCCAGATTCCAGAAATTGACATATGTCACCAACCCCGCGCGTGGTCCACGATCGGATAGCCGTCGTCGCCAATCCGGGCGGACCTGGCGACGTGGTGGTCTGGTTGCTGTTCGGCTGGAGGTTGCTCGGCGACGAGCGCGATCCAGAGGAGGTTCTTCGCGGCCTTGGCGATCCACCGAAGGACCGGGCGGTCTGTCGGCCGGGACGGTGCCGGGAGCGGCGAGGACGGACTCGACGCGAGCCAGTAGCCGACGACCAGGGCGGCGGCGAAGGTGATCAAGGTCTTCCGGTTCATCGGTCGCTCCGTTGCATTGAGAGAGTCTCCGGTGGGAGTGGGGCCAGCCAGTTTCCGTTATGCAAATCGCGCCAGCCGAACCCGGCGACGGAGCCGACCGCGAACGAATCTTTCGCGGCGAGCATCCGCTCCACGATCGGGCGGGCCACCCAGAAGGAGCCGTCGGGCTGGTCGGCCGGAAACTTGCCCTTGTAGGAGATCCACTTCGGCCCCCACGAGTTGAGGCAGAGCAGGGCGTCGGAAGGCGAGCCGTTCTTCGCATAGCGGACCGCGACGAAACACATCTCGTGTGCCCACTGCCCGCTCGGGGCAGCGTAGCCCTGCGCGTCGGTGACGCTCGCGAAGCCTTGCATCGACGCAACCGGGATCGGGAACCCGGCCTCGATCGCGGCGGCCGCCTCCGCCCAGGTCGTGACGAGGGCGACGTGGGTCGCGGGATGCTTCTTCGCGATGGCGTCGAGCTTGCCGCGGTCGCCCTGACCGCCCGCGCCGTACGCGCCCCACTGCTTGGCCCGGTCGGGTGAGTAGTTCCGCAGGTCGTGGCCGGCGACAACCTCGCGATATACCACCCCCCAATCGCGGACCCAGCGGGCACAGGCCGCGCCGTATGATCCATCAGACCAGCCACCGACCGGCGACGAGCCGTCACCAGATCGGCCGCGAGCCTCGACGCGCGAGCCGCCATAGATCGACTCAGTCGACGGAAACGCCGGTGGCTCTGCGAGCCGTCCGGTTTCCCAGTCGATACTCTGCGCGATCCAAATTCCATGAGCCCATCCCCAGCTCGTGCAGTCGCCGATCCCCTGACGTTCGACGATCCATGGCTTCCCGTAGCGGGCGACGTGGGCCTTGTGGGCGGAGCGATAGAGGAACGTGTCGACGCCCTTCGCTTGCGCCACCGTCTCCGCTCCCGCCTGCCGGAAGAGCGGCTGCGGCAGTTCGGCGAGGAACGCCTCGACGCCCTTCGGGTCGGGGCGGTAGCCGAAGTTCTCGTCCTCGAGGAACCCGGCCGGGACCTGTGGCTGCGTCAGCCCAGCCAGGAGCGCGACGAACGCCAGCCCCAGGAGGCCGGCGACAACCAGGACGCGGATCGTGTTGCGGTCAGCGGGACGCATCGGCGGCGGCCCTCGCAACGTCACGGTACGCGGCGACCCAGGCCGACCGCTGGGCCGGACTCAACGGTCCGCCCGACGTGCCGGCGGCCTGGTCGAGGTAGTTCTTAATTGCCTCGCGTGCCCGCGGGTGCTTCTCGCCGAGCGAGATCCCACGGCAACGCAGCTCGCGGGCGCGTTGCCGCAGATCGTCCACCGCGACGCCAGTCCGGACCAGCGGCTCCGGTTGCATCCCGTCCCACTCGATCTCCGCTGCGAGCTCCTCCATCAGGGCCGCGACGGTGGCCGCGTCGCCGGACGCGTCCGGCCCGACGAACGTCCCGCGGAGAACGATCGGCGCGTCGGGGGCCGGGCCGGGGGCGGGCGTCGGGGAGGCCGGACGGCCGGATCCCCAGGCGATGGCGGCTGCAGCCAGGAGCGCAGCCCCGGCGACGTGCTTCCGCTCGAGCTGCGGGAGCGGCAGGGAGCCGACGTTGTTCTTCAGTCGGTCGAGGATCTGCGGGCCGGCGACGATGTAGACAGCGGCGGCGACGAGGAGGGCCGGGATCATTTCAGCCTCAATTGAAATAGGATCTGCTCGATCGCACCGGAGGCGAGCTCGAGCACGAGCGAGCGGACCGACGAGCGAGCGATCAGCCAGACCGGCCAGAGGACGACCGGAACACACTTGTCCGCCACGGTGTCGAAGAGCACGGCGACCGCTTCGAGGACGAGCTCCTTCCGCTCCGGGCCGGGAACGTCGAGCAGCTCGGCAGCACCCACGCCCAGGCGGAGCAGGGCGACGAGCAGCTCGCCGAACTCGGACCAGGTCAGGCCGTCGACGGCCGATACCTTCGCCGTGGTCAGGAAGGCCCTGATCTGGTCGGAGAAGTCCTGGAACCGACCGGCAGCGGACAGCGGGGCGGCAGAGATCATGGACTCCTCCTCCAGACGGCGGACGCGGGCACGACCTGACGAGCCCGCCGTCGGCACGTCTGGCACTCGACGTAGCGGACCTGGCGGTCGCCGGCCCGCTTCGACGATTCGACGCGGCAGCGGCCGCCGCACTTCGGGCAGCTAGCCGGCATGGATCCGCATCCTCGCGACGGAGGCGGCGGCCGCGGCGCGCGCTGCGGCGAGCGTGGAGATTTTGATGGACCGCGAACCGTCTCCGGCTGGCGTCGCGTCGGCGACGATCCCCTCCGGGTAGTCGTCGATCCAGACATCGACCTCGACGCCTGCAGCCTGGGCGGCGGCCCGCTTACGGGTGTCCGACCCGCACAGGATCACGCCGGAGACCTCGAGGTCCGCAAACGCGATCCGCAGCTCTTGGCGGTTGTCTTCGGTATCGTCGCGCCGCGAGATGCACACGACGCGATTGCCGCGGGCCGTCGCGTCGGCGACGAACGAACGCCAGAGGCCGGGGGCCGCCGTGAACGTTCGGTCGTAGTCGATCGAGATCGTGAGCGACTTCTCGTCGGCCCGGTGAGCCACAAGGCCGCGTGCTGCCTTCCACGCGTCGAGCGACCGCGGGGCGATTGAGCTCGACGGATAGGCCGGGTTGGTCACGGCGGAGATGTCGTAGAGGCCGGATGCCTGGGTGACCGTTCGAACGATCCCGCCACGCTCGTCTTCGGTCCAGACTTCCCCGCCATCGGCCACCGTGAAGGCGAACGAGGCTCCCGTGATCGTGCGATCTTCCACGAGCATTACGAGATCCCGGCCCGCGCTGGTCTGGATCGGCGTATGCCGGTAGCCGAGGCCGCGCGGCTCCTTCGTGATCGTCAGTCGGCCGTTGGTGGTCCTGCCGGTAATGAGGCTGGGGTCGTGGTTGATCAGGAACGGCACGTCGAGCTTCGGCCGCGGGTCGTTCGGGTGGCGGTCGATGAGGCCGTCGAAGGCGTTCGGGGCGAACTTCTCGCGGAAGCCTCCCAAGTCGACGGAGAGCGAATCCCACGGCGGCGAGATCCCAGCCAGGACAGGAGGCTCGCCGTCGCGGTGCTCGACGGTAATCGCCTCGGGGGAGTCGGCCGTCAGAAGGTAGCGTCGTTCGATCTGGTTCATGGCGTAGGCGCTCCGTCGGTGTTAGCCGCCGGCTCCGCCGGCGTCGCGGCCGCTGCCGCGTTGTCGAGAGTCGAGAACCCAAGCTGGACGTAGGTCTGATTTGCGGCGGGCGAGTCGAGGAGCGGGAGGTCCTCGAGGTCTCTCAATTCGTTGGGCGAAAGAGCGCCCATTTGCCACAAGCCCTGATACAGGGCGACGCGGCTGGCGGTGTCGGCCCGGAGTAGCCCGCGGTTGTCGAGTTTGCAGTAGACGTTCTCGCCGTAGACCGGCTGGAGCGCCATGTCGATCGGACCCTCCACGCGGCGTTGCCAGGGGAGGAGGCCCCAGACCTGGGCCGACAAGTGTTCCTGTTCGACGTTCGACCAGCGGGCCATCTTGGAATCGCCGAGGAGCGTTGAGGGAACGCCCCAGCACCGGCACACGTCGGGGAGGATCGCGTCCCGCAGCTCCTGGAACTGGGACTGTTCCATCGTGTTTTGCTCGACGGTCTTCAGTCGCGTTTTCTTCGGAAGGACCGCCGTCTTCCCGCGGTTCCTCGCGCCGCCGTAGACCTCGTGCATGGCCTGCCGGAGGGCGGCGACCGCCTCGTCCGGGATCTTCTCGTCGGTCTCGACGACCATGTCGGGCCGTCCGCTGTTGTCCCAGTAGGCCGTCGCCGCCTGGTCCAGCTTGCGGGCGAGGGCGATCGACGTGCCGCACAACTCCGCCGGCGGGAGGCCGACGAGGCCGTTATCCGAGAGCCACCGCCAGTGCAGGACCTCGGAGGCGTCGAGGGCGACCCACTTCCCGTTTTCGTCAAAGAACTCGTACCAGACCGAATAGTCGGAGTCCCGGTGGACGCGGACGCGCGTCGGGTGCATGGGTCGCAGCTCCGACATCCAGCCGCGGTCGCCGGAGATCACGCGGGCGTAGCCGTTCCCGTGGAGAGCCGTCCAGTAGGTGACGAGCTGATAGAAGTCGTAGGCGCTCTGCCACGGGTTCGGGCGTTTGCGGAGGACGTAGCCAGCCGGGACCGCGGCGTCGACCTTCCGGCCGTCGGGCAGCGTCCGCAGGATTTGCAGCGGCATGACCGCGACGGCCTGGGCGATCCAGCGGACGACCGCCAGGATCGAGGTAACGCGGATCGCGGTCTCGGGGCCGATGGCCGCGGAGTCAAACGAGCCGAAGGCCTGCGGGCTGGTGAGCCCGCGAACCTGGATCACGTGCGACGCCGAGGCGCGACGCGGGCTGCGCGCCCGGCGGACGGGCTTCGATGGGGCCTTTTGGCGTGGCATGCCGCCAGTATCCCCGCGAGATTCGGCGGAGAATCTTAGAGGACGTGGACCTTCCACTCGTCCTCGCCACTGCCGGCGAGCTCCTCGTCCGCCCCGATTGCCATCGCAAACCCGACGACGGTCGCCGAAATGCCGTCAATCTTCTCCGTCGACTTCGACTTGTCCGGCTTCACCATGTCGGTCGTGTCGACGTACAGGCAGACGTTGTTCGCGTTCCAGAGGAGGACAGGCGATCGGTAACGAAACCGGCCCTCGGCGACCAGGCCCTCGAGCATCTTGCACGGTTCGGACTGCGTCCGGGTGTTTTGGGCGACGGCCTGGACCTTGAGGTCGTGCTTCTCGAGCAGTGTCGCGAGGAGGCCGACCTGCCACGGGTCGGATCCGATCCGGACGATCCGGTAGGCCTCCGACATCGCGACGATCTCGCGGGCCACGGCCTCGTGGTCGAGCCGCGCCCCCTGGGTCGGGATCAGC